ATTGACTTCGGCGGTGACAAAACTTCTACAGCAGGAGATTTTACTATCGTTTTTCCTAGCGCTACAGCGACAGGCGCGATTATTAGGTTAGCATAGATGTCGCACCATGCCGTTATCAAAACTTAATTTTAAGCCAGGTATAAATAAAGAAGAAACCGACTACTCAAATGAGGGTGGTTGGGTTGATGGCGATAAAATAAGATTTCGTAAAGGTAAAGTAGAAAAAATAGGTGGTTGGGAAAAGTTATCACCCAACGAGCTTATAGGATCTGCTAGAGCCTTACATTCTTGGATTTCTTTAGGCGGTAACAAATATTTAGGCATAGGCACCACAAATAAATATTATATTGAAGAGGGTGGTACATATAATGACATCACACCCATAAGAAAAACCACAACTAACTCGGCTACCTTTGCCGCTACAAACGGTTCTAGCACATTAACTGTAACTGATAATAGTCATGGAGCTGTAAACGGCGACTTTGTAACATTTTCTAGCGCAGTAAGTTTGGGTGGCAATATTACAGCAAACGTTATAAATCAAGAGTATCAAATTAGTTTGGTGACGGGCACCAACACTTATGAAATCACGGCAAAAGACACTAGCGGCGTTACTGTTACAGCAAGCGCAAGTGATTCTGGTAACGGTGGCTCTAATACAGATGCGGCATATCAAACTAATTCAGGCCTTGATGTTTTCGTGCAATCTACTGGTTGGGGTGTGGGTCCTTGGGGTGCAGGTTCTTGGGGATCTGCTACTGAACTTTCTGATACAAATAACTTGCGTTTGTGGACACACGACAATTATGGTGAAGATTTAATTATAAGTCCAAGAGCTGGTGGTATTTTCAGATGGGTTGAGAACGATGGTCTTACTACAAGAGCAGTTGATTTAGCGACCACAACTGGTGCTAATTTAGTGCCTACAAAGGCTTTACAAGTCATTACTTCAGAGACCGATAGGCATTTAATAGTCTTAGGTGCTGACCCAATAAGCAGTGGATCACGAACGGGCACGCTTGACCCTATGCTGATAGCTTTCAGCGATCAAGAAAATCCGTTAGAGTTTGAGCCTCTGGCTACAAATACGGCAGGATCATTAAGATTATCCTCTGGATCATCTATTGTAGGCGGACTAAAAGCTCGTCAAGAGGTTCTAATATGGACGGATACATCTTTGTATTCTATGAATTTTATAGGACCACCACTAACTTTTGCAGTAAATTTAATTAATGAGGGCGCTGGTTTGATAGGACCCAAGGCGGCAGCTAATTCACCCAAAGGTGTGTTTTATATGTCAAAAAAAGGGTTTTATTTTTATAACGGTAGCGTGCAAAAATTACCTTGTAGCGTGCAAGACTACGTGTTTTCTGATTTAGATGAAAGCCAGGCTTTTAAATGTTTTGCTGGTTTAAACGAGGAGTTTTCAGAAATATGGTTTTTTTATCCGTCCGTTACTGACAACGAAACAGAAATATCAAGATATGCCATATACAATTACGAAGAAAACTCATGGAGTATTGGCACCCTAGAAAGATATAGCTGGCTAGCTGCTGGTGTTTTGGATAGGCCATTGGCTGCTGGTGAGGAAAGCACCAACAAGCGTATATACGAACATGAAAAAGGTTTCAATGATGATGAAAGTGCTATGGATGGAGTTTTTGTAGAATCGGCTGATATTGATATAGCAGACGGCGATAGGTTTGTATTCTTAAAACGCATATTGCCAGATATATTGTTTGTGAATCAAACAGGCACCAGCCAAAGTCCTGCTATAAATGTTGTGGTAAAAAGACGCGATTTCAATAATTTAACACTCGCAACCGATTCGACTACTCAAATAACTAGCAGTTCTACATTTGGTTCATTGCGAACCAGAGCAAGGCAATTTGTCTTACGGTTTGAGTCAGATGATGATAATACCGAATCTGATAAGAAAAATTACAAGTGGAGGCTTGGAAGCACAAGAGTAGAAGTTCAACCATCGGGACGTAGATAGTGAGTAAGTTATTACCTACACAGTTACCTTTAGCAGATGGTGACACGGTTTCAGCTGATACCTTTAATAGACTAATTAGAATATTAGAAATAAACCTAGGATCGGTTGATCCAGACAGCATAAAATCGTTTAACTCCACAGACATTAGCGAGTTGCAATTTGCTACAGGTGCTATTATATTTAACTCAACGACAGAGGTTCACCAAGCCTTTGATGGCACACAGTTTAGAAACCTGTATGAGCATCAAACTTATCCAACTGGTGTCTCTGCAACAATAAGTATAGGAGCTGTAACAGTAAGTACACCATGAGCGCATTAGAAGATAGTTTAAGAAAGGTTTACGGATTAGCTAAGCCACAGCAAACAACCCCAGCTAAAGATGTGGCTGCTATGTTGCAAGGAGCAACCTCTAGCAAAGACGTGCGTGCTATTATGGGTAAAGGACCTATGACACAAAATGACATAGATAGATTAACAACACTATTACCAAATCCCTTGATTCAAAACTTGCCTTCTAGGTCTGGTGCAATGTCCGATTTAGAAATGCAGTTGTTAGAAGAAACCATGCAACCGACTACACCAAGCACTTTTCAAGATACCAACCAAGTTATAGATGTTTTGCAAGAGGCAGTACAAAAAGAAACAGATCCGGAAACCAAAGAAGAATTACAAAGACGCTTAAATCAATATCTACAATCTATGACAGCTCCCGCCTCACCTATGGCACAAGAAGTCAAAGCACTAGGTATGGGCGACGACACAGAGTTAGCACACGTTAGACCAGGCGAGGTCATATTGCCGCCAGAATTTTTTAGCGACACGAAGTTTGAAAGCATGGTCGAAAATAAATTTAAACAGGCTGGAATTGATCCAGAGCAAGCTGTTGTTGGATCTGGTATTGCAAGCCTTAACGAAATTACAGGATTACCACAATATGGATTCTTCAAAAAAATAGGTAAGTCACTTAAAAAAATTGTAAAAAAAGTAGCACCAATTGCTTTACCAGCATTGGGTATTGCTGGTTTTGCTGGTGCTGGACCTTTGGGTGGTTTTTTAGGAAAAGGCGCAGCAAAAGCCACAACAGGCAAAATATTTGGTGCTGGTGGTAAATTTAGAACTGGTTTGGGCGCTTTCTTTAACCCTGCTAAAGGCACACCTGGTATTTTTGGTGGCAAAATTGGTCCGGGTATTAGAAGAGGTATTGGCGGATTGTTTGGTGGTCAACAACAACAAACTTACTCGATGGATGAAGTCGTTGGCACTTTAAATGGTAACCCTGTAACTAGAGCAGATTTAGGTAATATGACAGCAGATGAGTTTGAACAGGTGCAACTAACAGAACCAGCTACTCAACAAACAGGTATTTTTGGTGGCACTTTAGGTCCTAGATTAAGACAAAGGTTTTTAGGCACCGGAGACCAACCAGGTGTAATAGGTAACATTTTGGGTGGCGGTCAGCAACAAGGTGGCGGAGGTCTATTTGGTGGTGGTTTTGGCGACGCGCTGAAAATGGGCGGTATTGGAGCTTTAGCTGCTGGTTTGGGTAAGTTGGCTTACGAAGATGCACAAAAACAAAAAGGCGTGCCTTTAACACCTCTTACAACCATGAGTCCAACAGGTAGATACAACATAGAGGCAGAGATAGCCAGGAGAATGGGACAGCCTGCTCCAAACCCTGTAGAGTTTGGTTTATTACCAGCTGGCACAATACCAGAGCTATCTGGTGGTAAACCTAGAGGTATGATGTATGGCGGAGGCGTTGAAGATCTTACTGGTGGTATGGTGCGTGGTCTAGCAAATGGTGGCGGAGTTATGGCTTTTGCTCAAGGCGGAGCCGTACAAATGCAAGAGGGTGGTGAAATGGACCCAAGTCAGTTTCCTAGAATGGACGGTGATATAAATGGGCCAGGCACAGAAACCAGCGATGATATACCGGCTATGTTGAGCGATGGTGAATTTGTTATGACAGGAAGAGCTGTAAGAGGCGCTGGATCATACGAAATGCAGGCAGACCCCAACGGTATCATTAGTCTTATGCCTACCTTACAGGAGGACAGAGAGCGAGGTATGGATCTTATGTATAAAATGATGGATACGTTTGCTAACAAGGCTAAGGAGTCATAATGTCATTTTTAAGCAGGGCAATAGAACGTATTAGACCAAGATTTAACAGAGAGCCAATCGATACTATCATTGCAAGACCGCCAACACCTATACGACGTGAGCCTTTACCTATAGTGCCACCAGCTCTTAGAGGACCTGTGCCTCTACCAATAGTGCCACCAAAAATATCTGAAAAAAGATTGGATATTTCTCGAATTACAGGTGGTTTACCAAACAAAAAACCAACTCCTATAATATCAAATCCTATAGGGTTAGCTCCAATACTTGAGGACGCAATCGGCAAAGAAAGTGGAGCACCAAATGTGTTTAGACCTAAATTAGGCGGTAGTGATTTTTTACCAAGACAAGAAGTAGTGCCTATACCTCCATCAATAGGCGGTATAGGGGGTATTAACCAGGATCTAAGACCTTTGGAGAGACCGATCATACCACCCAAGCGTGATGATTTTATGTCTATAGACAGAATAGTTAATTTTGATGATTTAAAACTTGGTCAAATTAAAGCTAGACCTGATGATTTTATGCCAAGAGGTCCAGTTCTACCAATTACAAACCCAGCACCTACTCCACCAGGAGGGGTAACATTTGGTACTTTGGGGGGACAAGGTTATGGTAGATTCCCACTGGGAACTGCTGGCCCAGAATATCTTTATGATGATGATGGTAATCCAATTATGGAGCCTCAGTTTAAAACTCGAATTGATCCAAACATAGGAATCACACCTCGACCAGATCCAATCATAACTGATCCCGTTATAGAACCTGCCCCTACCACGCCAGATGCAGTGGCACCAGATGCCACACAAACAGAACCCATGCAGCCAATAAACGTTTCTAATCAAGATCCTTTTGCTGCTAGTGTAACGCAACAACAAGTTGGTTTAGACCCACTTACCGAACAGTTGTTGTTTGGTATTGGTGGACAAGGTGGTTTCATACCAGGCGCCATGCGAGCTGCTGAAAAAGTATTTTTTGATGAAGAAGGTAACCCTGTTGTCATAGATGAACAGGTAGCTGGTTTTAGTCCAGATCAATTACAAGCCATGCAAATGCAAAGAAAGGCTCTGGGAATACAAAACCCATTTTTACAAGGCGCAGGTCAAGCCTTTGGAGCTGGTACGCAAGCACTTGAAGAAGGACTACAAAGAGGTAGAACTGCCGCTATCGGAGCTTTGGAGGCCACCAGAGGTGGTGTTGGATCACTGCAAACTGGTTTGGGTGAGTCAGCTGATATATTAAGAGGCACTTTAGGTGGCTACGATCCGAGTATGACACAACAGTTTTACGATCCGTTTGAAGATAGGGTGGTGCAACAAACCATAGAAGATATTATGGAGCAAGGTGCAAGGTCGGACATAGGTGCTAGGGCATCTGACATTGCAAGAGGCGGTGAGTCAGCTTTTGGCTCTAGAGCGCGTTTAGGAGCCTCTGAGCGTCAAGAAGCGCTTGGTAGAGGTTTAGCCGAGGCTTTGAGTGGTATTCGCTCTAGAGGGTTCCAACAAGCTCAACAAACTGGTTTGGGTGAGTTTGCTAGACAAAAGGCCGCTGAAAGAGCTGCAAGCTCTGGTTTGGCTAGTTTAGCTGGACAAGGCTTTGGCGGTTCTCAAGCTCTTGCAGGAGCTCTGAGCGGCTTAGGACAAACAGAACAGGATATAGGACAACAAAGGTTTAGCGGACAATTTGGCCTTGGAACAAGTTTACAAGGTCTTGGAGCGCAAGCAGCGGGCGCATCGGCATCTGACATAGCTGCACTTTATGGCATGGGATCACAACAACAGCAACAAACCCAGCAAATGTTAGATGCTCAACGTAGAAACCTACAACAAAGACAAATGACACCATTACTGCAATATCAAGCATTAGCACCGTTTGTGAGTATGGCACCTGCTGGTCAGTTCCAGACAACTACACAATTTGCACCTAGACCGAGTGCGATGCAAACAGGTATCGGCACGGGTTTAGCTGCCTTTGGTGCTTTAGGTAATCTTTATGGTGGTAATTAATGGCGATAACCAGAGCACAAATACCAGAACAAATAGATCTTTTTGACGAAGGTGGTGGTGTTGGCGATACACCAACATCTTTATCACCAGAGGACATTATTGCTTTATACAATGCACAACAGTCAGCTCCAATAACTACTGAGGATATACAGACACAGGCTGAAAAACTCGCAGGTTTATTTCCACAAAAAAGAAAACAAAATATTTTTGATTTAGCGTCTGAAATAGGAGCAGGTTTAGTAGCAGGTGCATCCGACCCAAGGGGTTTTGGTGCTGGTCTAACTGCTGGTTTAAAAGCATTTAACGAAAAAGCAACACAATTAAAATCTGACAGAGATAAGATTAGACAACAAATCACTATGTTGGCTTTTGAACAAGTCAAA